AGGCAATACGCTTGAATAGTCTGCTACTGTTTTTGCTTTAATTCCGATTTCGTTTAAAGTCAAAGCCCCATTTTCTTCAATGCTTAACTTAAAATTTCGATAACGAACGGTGTATTGATGCCTATTCCCAGCAAGCAAAATCAACTGATATAAATTAACCTCGACATCTGCCGTTTCGGGTATTGTTACATTCGTAATTTTTAAAGTATTCCAAGTATTCAAAGCTAAATTAGTCAATGGAATCTCAATGGTATTGACCGTTAAGCTGAACCCGTAAACATCGGGACTTATTTCATAAAGGTAGTTAGAACCTACTTTGATCTGAAAAGCCATTGTATGATTTCCAAGTGTATTAGAAGGGCTTGAACTTACATTAACAAATGAGAATTCAAATTCAACTGATAGTTTATTTGCTATTTCGTCAGCTATTAAAAAGCCTTGTCCTGAATCAGTAGTGCTTAAAGAAATTGCAGACAAATTAGGATCACTTAACCCAGCAGTTGTGGTGGTAGTCCATATCTGAACTGAATCACCATTAGAATCGGAAACATATTGAACTCTAGCAAGATCTCCAGTAGGTCTTGAAGTTGGTTGATTTCCAGGAAAAGCATTGACATATTCCCAATCTCGCAAAGTCCATGCACCTTGATAAGCCCCACCATTAGCCTGAAAGAATGAATCAATATTAAACTTATAATCAAAGATTGCTCCGGCTGCAGCCGTACTTAAAATGCCTAATTTTAAAGTGGCTGTAAATTCGGTATAAGCTCGCCCGCTTCTTTTACTTGGCAAATTGAAATCACAAAGTAAATTCTGATCGTTGGTGACTGTTACGGCCTCGACAAAATCTCCGTTTCCATTAAATACCCGACCCGTTGCCGAACCTGAATTTAAGTCAGGAATCCTGACTATCCAGAATTGATTTTCCCAAATAAATACCCTACAAAGAAAAGGATTTAATAGGTTTTTTATTACCTCGCTTGAGGGCAAATAGAGGTTAAAGATATTGTTCCCGTTTGTGTAGCTTGATATTTTCCCATCCGTAAAAATGGAAGCGTAAGGCGTGTAAAACTGCTCGAATAAAGATAGCGTTCCGGTCATTCGATCTTCAAGAACAGAACAAATGATATTTGTATTTCTACGCTCTCTAAATGTTTGATTCAATACGCCAGTTAATGCTTGATGACTGATCCCAGAAACTCCAAAAACGCCAGGGAATCGCTCAGGTAATGCTCGTATTGCATCCAATTGCTGTAATCCATCAATAGCCGTAAATGACTGAATTACATTCCCTGACTGATCTGGACTATCAATATAATCTACGGTCATGTAGCCCTGGAAACGAATTACAGTTGCCTTTTTCAAGATAACCCTCCAATCTCTAATTCCACCAGTTAAGAACTCATCAAACTGTCCGGATGTTCCTGCTAGCTCAAAATCTAAAGAACCTCTTACAATCGTTTTTAATATTGATTCAGGGCTTTGACTGTTTTCTCCAAAGTTCTGTGATATTTCTAACGCTGTTACCTCTTCGCTTGCCCCAACGTAATTGAAATTATAAATCTCTAATCTGATTGCAACACCTTCCAAATCGCATTTATCAGAAAAGAATCTCAACCCGTAATCATTTGGAGGCGTTATGTTTCCCGTTGTGGTAAGATTGATCTTAGAGTCCCTTGATGGCATGTTAAATACAATCGGATTAGTGCTACCGATTACGGAAGAGTTAAGCCTCCACTCATCAATAAATAGCCCAGGCTCTAAAGTAATTCCAAGAGATAAAGAAGTCCCTTCCTCATAGAAGTCTAAAGGTGCAACACCATTTATAAGGATAGTTCCGTAATTTATCGGAAGTCTTAATCTGTATTCTGCCATTACCCAAAGATAAAAAAAAATACTCATTTGTTTGGTTAGTAAAAATATTAGGTTTAGTATTGTGGAAACAAAACAGAAATGACATGGAACTATTTAAAAAAGAAAACGGCTTTATTAGCCCATTAAAAACAACTAAAACAGCTAATTATGGTTTAGCTGAAAATGAGGTGTCAATAATTTGGAGAACAAAGGATAATGGGAAAAATCCTAGTTATTCTATATGTTTTGGATCTAGGACTGACATTGATAGATTTAAGTATTTGTCAATTGCAAAAAAAAATGATACCATATATTTGGGTTTTCATAACAGTCTTGAAATTAGCCATCATGCAAAAGTTTCTTTAACCGGAAAATCATCAAAAGATGATAGCATTACATCAACGGTTTATTCAAGGGTAGTGCTTGAATTTATTTTAAATTTTTTTGACAAACCTTTAGACATTGAACATTCATTTAGATATAAAATTGAAAAAATGCAGGCTATAAGTAATGCTGATATTCAAGTTTATAGTTTATCAAAAAAAAGGTCTTTATTTGGTATTTAAATCAAAAGAGGGATTATTAGTCCCTCTTTTTTTTACCCTTTTGCGTTTTTACCTCTTGTCTCTTCAATTACAAATACTAAGTCAGTACCTCGAACGGTTGCGCTAAGTCCCAATGCCCCGTTTCCAGTAGATCCAAAGCCAGCACCTCCGAAGTTCTGACCTACCGAACCGCTCGACCCCGAAGCGATTGAAGAACCACCACCGCCGCCGCCTCCGCCTTTACCAAATGCACTTGAAATTAAAGCTATTGCACCACCAACAAAAACAGGCAATAAAGCAAGTCCAACAGGGCCTAAACTAGCAGCCGCACTAGATGCCGCAACAACTGCATTACCAGTCGCTATTTGCAAACTAGCCTGACTTTCGATAGTTGCCTGTACTTTCTTTGCGGCCGCTTGCTTAAATATAGCTTGAATTATCTTAGGGGTATTTGAAAGTAAGGTTCCAATAAATCCTTTTAAAGCATCATTTCCGATATTCAAAGAATTTGCTATTTGATTTCCTAGCCCTGAAAATGATTGAGACAGAATTTCGTTTAATCCCTGGATTCTTTCAGTTTCTAAAGCTAAAGTGTCAGCTATTTCAGTAATTGGAGGAGTGTCCCCAATTGGAATTTCAATCCTTTTAATGTCAGCATTCTTTTTATCATCTTTTGCAACTATACTTTCAGAAATTGAAGCTATTGAATCTTGAAGCCTAGCAGTTTCGGATAAAGCATCATTAAAAGCCTTAGCTTCCTCAGTAAGTCTCAAGAATGTAAACTCATTAATTATGTCAGCAGATTTACTAAATTGTTCAAACTTGGTAAGAATCTTGCTTGCTTCATTACCTAATTCTTTTGTGAAAACAGCACCATTTTGTAACTCTTCATTTATTTTTTTAATGAATTTAGTGTTATCACTTGTAATGCTTCCTATCTCATTTTGTAAATTAGCCTGCTCTTTTAATATCTTGTTTACATTAGCCTCAGCCAATTCTTTTTTACTAAATAAGTCTTGACCTATTCCAACAGCCTTTGAGCTAGGAGCTGACAAGACCTTTAATCTAGCTTCTTCTAGTTCCGTTTGCTTTTCTACCGCTTTATTTTCAAGAGTGAAAAGTTTTAAAGCATTTTCAGAAATGGCATTTGAAAAAGCCTGAGCCTTTGCCTTTGCTACAATTGACTTGGTTAAATCCCCATAAGCCCCGCCTACATCACCCGTAAGAATCTGCTCCTTGGTTAGATTACCTAGATATTCAGGATAATCTTTTTGTAATTCATTAACGGCCTCAATTCTTTTGTTTAAAGGAACATTTGCATTCTCAGCTTGTAGCCTTAATAGTTCAAAATTCTGAGCCTCTTTAGTTGCGCTAGCTTGACCTTTAATTCCAGCTAAAGTAACCCCATCTAAAGCCTCTCGGTATTTATCCAAAGCCTCAGCAGCATCTTCAGCACTTTCTTTTGATTTAAAGAATCCTTTTGCTGATAATACAGTTAATACAGAAGTTAAAACAGATATTCCTAATACTAAAAGGTTTGCGGGTGAAATAATAGAGGCGAAAGCAGTTTTTAAAGCTGCGCCAGTTGAAGTGCTTGATGCTCTTAATTGCTGAAAGTTCCCAGCTAATTGAGTAATGTTGTTACCTATACCTATAATCCCAAACGGAGCATCTTGAATGATTCTACTAAATTCAATACCAATTCCATTATAACTCGAAGTAGCTCTTCCAAGTCTTTGAATACCTTGCGTAGCTTGTGCCGTTGGTAGTCTCTGCAAAGCATTTCCAGCCCTTAGACCTGCCGTTGTAAGCCTGTTTAATTCAGTCTCAGCACGTTCTATTCTAATATTGTATTGAGAAATAGATCGAATGTCAGTAGCCCCTTCAAGATTACTTTTAAGGCTTTTTATTGAGTTCTTTAGACTATTTATTGATCCATTGCTCGAATCAAATTTAGATTTTAAATTATTAATAAAGCCTCCCAAAGCATTTTCCGCTAATTTAAAACCAGAATTAAGCTGTGATATATTAGCCCCTATCTCTACTTCAATCTTTGGAGTTGCCATTTGCTTTTAGCTTTTTTTGAATTTCTAGTAACTTTCTACCTTTTTCTTTATCCACTTGACTAACCGTTTCAACTTCAATTTCAGAATCCCAAGGCAAAGGAAAATGTTTATTACTCAATTTCTCTTTTACATGTGGTTGAGCAACAAGTAAGCTAGACCTTCTATTCATTTCCCATTGTTCCCGTAAATCAATCTCATGCCCTTCAACTACTAAATCTAACTCCATTCGATTAAACAAAAAAAGCTGGTCTAGTGGAATTTTAGTTCTTCCCATGACCAGCAATAGTATTTCCATCAAAGAATAAGTCTTGCCTATTTCTTTTTTTTAGTATCTTCTTTTGTTGCCGTTCCGTAAAGTTTCAATATTTCAGGCGTAGCATCCGATAAGCAAATTACCATATCTGCATACGTGAAAGAATCTAGTATCTCGCTTGCATCCATCTTGATATTAGCCCCTGTTCTTTTAGAAGCTATCCGGTGCATTTGGAAAACCAATTCAGCAAGATCATTTAATGCAAATGTAGTTTCATTAAAAGCCGTTAAGAACTTCTTACCTCTGATTTCCTCCCATTGAGCAATTGCGCCCAAAGATACATACAGTTCTAAGTCTCCTATTTTGAGCATAAATTAAGTCGGTACGGTTGAGAATGCAGGCTGTCCTGAAAAGTCCATTGTAGCAGAAAATGAGATTTGAGTTTCATTGTCAGCGGTAACTTCAATGTTATTCAGCTGAACATTTACCGTTACAATCTCATCACCCGATTCAGTACCTCCCCAAATAGCCTCACCAACAGTTCCGAGAACGGCTGCTAAGTCAAACGCAGAAAGATTACCAGCAGAAGGTGCTTTATCATAATCTCCAGTAACCGAAATCGAACCTGTTTTATTTCCGCCAGTAAGTCTTGATCCATAGTCACCTGTGCAGCGATTACGAACTAGGATAGACTCATTTGTAAATGTGATAGTTGACGATACTTTACAGACAACTTCAACTGCCCCAAATAGGACTGCAACTGTTGAACCTTTTTGAAATGTAGCCATATTGTTATTTGCTTATTCGTTTAAACAAATATGAGAATAAAAAAATAAAATTGCAAAAGGCTTAAATCTACGACTGGAAAATATCAAATCGATAATTAATCAGTTTTCGATAAGCTACCTCAGAAACGCCTTGCTCAATCAAAGAATTGCTAAACTCTTTAGTAATGCTCAAGACCTGAAAGCCTGAAATTGTAAAAGGCAAGATCATCGAAGACTGGATCTGATTGGAAATTAATTCGCTTGTAATTTTCCCACCTGAACCCATTGGAAACTTTGTAACTATGTCAATCTGTAAAGATACTGCTTGCCTTGTAGCGCATCTATTATTGGTAGTCTCAGCCTCATTTTGAGCCCCTATCAAAACATAAGCCTTACCGCCTCCGATATTAGCCGGAACTGTATTTGGATTTAAAAAGGAATCATTAATAGGGATAGTTATTGCATTAACTACCAAAGGAGCTATTTTTGATAAAACTGATTCTCTGAGTAAATGAGATATTTCTTCCATTATTTTAACCCTCTAGCGATTTCATTTTTTAATTCCTGCACTAAGTTAGCTGTTTCTTCGAAGTATGAAGGGAATAGATACGGAGTCCCTTTTAGAGTTCCTTTTCCAGTCTTGAAGAAAATCTTTGCTATTGCCTTTATTTCAGGAGTATATCTAGGATCAGAATTGACTATCTGTAAGAAGTCTAAACCAGTCCCAAATTCCACGTAAGCGTCAATATCTTGAGTACCCTGAACACCTACAATCCAGTTTAATCCGTTGTTTTGCCTTACCTTATCAATCCTTTGTTTGATATTTAATTGAATACCTACTACCTGACTTGGCGCTCTCTGAATAGCCTTAACTTCAATTCCAGTCGCAGTATCTTCCAAAACATCTTTAGTGATCTGAATAGCCTGTTCAACTTGCTTTTTTATCTCCCTAATAGCCTGATCTAATCCTAATACCCGAACGCTCATGCTCTAATCATTGTAATTATCCATTCCTTAAATTGTCTTGCATCACTTAGAGAAATACCGGTTATCTTATGATTGAATCCTTTGTATTGAATCTGATAGATTTCAGAAGGTGTAAAGCCTGATCTTACCTGAACGCCTATTCGATAAGTATTGGGTAATTGAAGCTGTAAAGACTCAATATCTGAACCTCCTCTAATCTGAATAGCCCTGCAAAAAGTTGATAATACTAAAGACTCTGTTGGTATTGAACCGCCAAATCCATCTGGAGATGAACCGAAATTAATAAAACTGCATTTCTGATCGTATTTACCAAAGTTAATCATTTGGAAGATATGTAAGCGTGAAACTTCAATGTTACTACCTTGAACCCACCATCATCATGGGCATCCTCTACAATTGAGCTAATAGTGCAAGGTATTATTTCTCCTTTAGGAGTAATAAAATGAAACCCACCTTTATCGTCAAAAACGCATTTAACCATTTTACTTTTAATTTCATCTGTCATATCATCAAATCATTTCTGTATCTATTCTCTATCACTAGAGAAGAACTTAACTCGTTCTTGTAAATATTCTCAGTTAACTGATTCTGCCTAAATGCAAATTCAGTAGCTATTCTATTAAGCATAGCTACCTTTAAATCGATAGGTAGTGGATTAGCCGTATTGAATCCAGCTAGATATGAGTAATTCACTATCTCATATTCATCCGTTGTAACATCCTCAATCCAAGGGCCAATAGGGTAAATCCTTTCATCCCTGCTATTTTCTGAAATTACCACTTCGACTTCAAAGTAAGATTGACCGCTTTGCTTTTCCGATTGTATCCTAGCCGAAGGAATTAACTTGTCTTGAATCAGATCGTCAAAATCCGAGAAGTCTATTTGAAGCCAGGTTTTAGCCTCAGCCAAAGAAATAGGCTCTGTTACTGTTATTGGTAGTACCTTTGAAATTCTAAGTGGCATCTCTTTTTTTGTTTACAATTTACGGATTTTTCATTAAATGTTTCTTTCCATCACTACTCCAAGGATCACTAGCCCATAATCGGTAGGAGTGCCACACGTATAATGACCTAATTAATCCTAGTTTCAATCCTTTTTCTCTGACTTTTACGTTAAATATCGTATCAAAACTAATACTATTCTCTTGGAATCCTCCGACTAAATCAAAGGTACTTTTTTTGAATGCCATAAAAAAGCCCGCTATTCCATGCTCAATAGGTTCAATTCCTGAACCGATGTAAGAATTAGCTATCAGATTATGATTTCTCATATTCATATCATCTGAGAATTTACCCCCGTTACATTGCCTAGTTTCTTTTATCCGGTTGGTATAGCATCCAACAAGGCCAAACTTTGTACCATCTAATTGTAAGGCTTCCTTAACTCGTTTTCCCCAATCGCTAGTTATATAGCAAATGTCCCCATCCTGGATAACTATCCAATCATTAGGATTCTCAATAAGCCTGCAGAACCGATTAATAGCCCCTCCAATATTCAAATCAGAACTCCAAGGATTAGAATACCATACGTTGAAGTCAACTCTTTTTCCAGATCCGATATGACCACTATTTAACTTGAAATAGGAATACATGACCGCTCTTTTAATGCCCTGTATTCTAAATCCCGTAATATGGCAAGCAATTGGAATCGTTAACTGATCCCTATGAGAATATTCCTGGACTAACTCATTCCAAACAGTTTCTAATTCCTGAACTTCTTTAGATTTGTCCCGAATCATTATCCCAGACTCCCATAAACCTAAATCATCTTTGAAGTTTATTTCCTTAGCATAGTCTAAAGTTCGCTTACAATTAATTTCAGTATCTTTTTCAATCTGAATTACCTTTTTAGCCTCATCTTCAATATTTTTCCTAGATTGATGAATAGATTTCATTAGACCGCCTTTATAATAGTGATTAATCAAGTCGTTAGGACTAGATATTAATTCAATATTGGAGTCATGGTAAATCGTTAAATCATAGCCTTTAGTATATTCATGGCTTAAAATCTTGATCCTTCTTTGTTGCTTAATTGGGTTAATTTCACGCTCAATATATTTCATTTCCCATCCCTGAACCTTTAGCGTTTTATCATCGGTGAAACACCAATAATCAAAGCCTGAATAGACATTTGCTTTCTTTAGAACGTCGTATCCGTTCGTTAATACGGTGTAGATTAGTTTTTTATTAGCCATCCTTCAGAATCAAAGTAATCCACAAATGAAATATCAGAGGTAAATCCTATCTCTAGCTTATGATTAGACTTTTTAATACATCCTAAGCCATATTGCTCGTCAATGTAGGATAGCTTCAATTTAGTTGACTTAAGGCCATGCCAGCACTTAAAAACGTCTCCTGTCCATTCCTTAGAATTTCTTGGTATCAATGTCATTTCCTCATTACTAGGTTTAATGTCATGAATGAGAATCACCCCGCCTTTATTCAAGACCTTCCAAGAGTTTAAAATATCCCTTTCGACTTGTTCCGAATGATGCAAGCCATCAATAAAAATCAGATCAAATTTATCTTCGTTATGAGTGAAATATTCATCTGATTGCATTACAGCAATATCTTTTCCTTTACCGATCGGATCAATACCTATCTTAGTTTCGCATTTGATCTTATTGAAATTGTGCCCATCACCGGAACCGATTTCAAGGTAGGATTTAAACCCGTTTTTATTAATTAGATCTTGGATTATGTTTTCTTTTTTCATGTCTGATTACGTTTAAAATGATTTTTGGTATAAGGAATGGTGTATATATCGGAGTTATGGTCAATTAGGCAATGGGTGAATTTCAAATAAAATATCCAAAAAATCCCCACCTGTGATTTCACCATTTAAGCAGTCAATTAAGGCTTGATTGATTGTTATTGTAATTTTCTCATTTTCTGTTATCTCCCTTAACTTTCCTGTATATCTACTTTCTAATATTTTTTGAATTAAAAGTTTGTCAGGCGATGCGATCCATTGATCTGTGAAGAATTTACATTGAGCTTTAAATAGTTTTAATTCAATGTCACTTAAATCACTGACCATAACACCACCTTGACCAGATAGGGTCTCCTGCTTATTATCTTGATTTTTACTACTCATAATGTTTTGTTTAAGTTGATATTTTATTTTCTCACTCCCTACCTCGTCAAGCCTCAGACGTTAGCCATTATCAAGTCTATTCAGTAACTGCGTCAAATAAATATCAATCATAACTTCATCTAATCCTGCATCTAAGCTAATCCTGAAAGTTTTAGCCTTACCTCCGTCATTTGGCATGTAAGTACCATCATAGGTAACGAAACTATCATTTTTCAACTCTCGCTTGATTGTGTAGCTAATCATTGTTTAGGTATTCTTTAGCAAACTTAGCTATTTTAGAAGCCTTATCATGTCCAATTGCATGTGAAAATCTTAATTCTAATCTAGAAGATTCGTTACCTGGATCTACTTTTGACCAGTAATTCAAATCTACCTTAATCCTTTTAGGTAGCTTCTTAGCCCATTTGCCTTTGTCGTAAATTTTAACTTGTCCGTAAAAAAACCAATCAAATTCTTTTTCATAGGTGAATTTATGTTTTCCAGTGGTGACAACATGTACTAATTCTCCACATGGTAATTCAAAACGATCTCCCTCATTGAACATCTCATACAACTCAAAAGCACTAGCCCTTAATTGATCACCGTAGGCTTGTTCGGTTGATGGTTTAGAGTTTATGTAACTTATAACATTGCCTGTTTCAGTTCTAAACCCGATAGAATCTCGCCCGCAAACCTTTCTTACTTTATTATTAACTAGGTTTTGCACAAACTCCACCCCCTCCCAAATGTAATTTGGTTTTACATGAATTAATGTTCCTAGCTTATCCGATTCCTTGTAATTGGAAATATCAAACCCTTCCTTTTCGCAAATAGCCTTGAGCCGTTCAAAATCTTCTGTTTTCATAATTTGTTCCGTTTAGTTCCCTAAATTTAAACCATTATTTTTATTAAACAATAAAAAAACCCCCGAATAATATTCGAGGGCTTTCAACCAAACTAAACAGAAATTTTTTAAGTAGTCTCCAAGATAGCTTTTGCGGCAGCGAAGGTTCCCTTAATCAAAACAGGTACATCGTTAGCGGAAACGAACTGAACGATTCTCTGCTCGATTCTAACCGTCTGCAAGTTATCAATGAAGTCAGTTCCAGATTCACCAATAGCAACCTGAATTCCTGATCTCAATTGAACATTGATTACAGAAAGATCACCGCCGATAAAGTCAAGAGAAGCGGCTGAAAGTGCATTTGTTCCGATCAGTGGAACTCCCCAAGCTCTGACACCGCCCTGGGCATCGAAAGTAACGCCAGCAGGTAACACGTAATGAGAATCAGTACCTTTAGCACTTAGCATAGAATGCAATTGACCGTTATCAACAAAGATTCCAGTTACCATTCCGTTTGCAGCTTTAGCCTGAGCGATAATCGCATTGATTACATCCCAGTTAGTAGCATTGTCAACCGTACCTGGTAAAGTGGAACCACCTGTGAAGGTTGTGGACTTTGAAGCCAAACCTACCAATTGAGGGGAAGTGCCATTACCGTTAAAGAGTTGATTCTCGATAACCGTTTCCACTCGCTTAACCCCGTTGCTCTGAATGTAAGAGAATAGATACGCTGCATCCTCTAGCATCTCCATAGTCACTTTCATGTGAACTCCGATCTTCTCAACCTTGGCTCTTTGCTCTTTATATTGAACATCGATCTGAGTTTTAGAAACTCCTTCACCAATGAAAACAGGAACGCCCTCTTCATCGTACTCTTCAACCCATACAGCGTACTGAGTAGAGATTTGACCTACCGATACATTTGAAAGGTAAGTAAGAAGTCTTTGTCTGATAGGAGATACAATACCTGTAAATTCAGATATTGTTACCTGACGGCTTGATGCTGCGTTTCCGATAGTCGAAGCCAAAGAGATAGTCCCTACCGCTTTTTCTTCAATCTCGAATACCAAAGGAGCTTTCAATCTTTCGTTTCCAGACTTCAATTTTAGAATCTCTTTCTGAATTGGCTCGTAAGCCTTCAAGAATGATTCTCTGAATGTCTCAGATTTTACAACGGTTTCGGCATTTCGCTTTTGGATCATCAAATCCAAATCCTGCAATTGCTTTTCTAGCTTTCCTGCATCTTCTTTGGATAGCATCCCATCCATTTTCTTAAGCAGTTCTTCAGCTTTTACCTCAGCTTCTTTAGCTAGTTTTTCAGCGTTTTCAGCTTTCGTGTTGAATGCTTCACCCGCCTTTTTGATTAGACCATCTACGGCCTCTAATGTTAATTCTTCCATGATTCTAATGATTTTTTTAAGTCGTTAAGAGTTATTTTATTCTTATCGGCTTCTCCAATCTTGGAAGTGGAATCTACCGGCTTCACTATTTCAAGAAGTGATTTTAATTGTATATCTAATAGTTGTAATGTTTCATCCGTTGCATCTGAGGTTTTGACGAACTTTTCTAGGATTGAGATGTAACTCATTGCATCCTTTAGGTTCTTAGCCTCTATAAATGTAGTCTCAGGATTTGCCCCTAGGAATTGAATAGCTGAGATTTCATAAAGTCCGACCTCTTTTAGCTTGTTGGCTTTTAATGTAGGATCAAAATGTTCTTTGATGATTCGGTATCCATAGGAATGCTGGTTAAAGATCCCAGACTCTACCATTTTCAAGAAATCTACCCCCAGGTTATGAGATCCTACTTTTGCCTCGTAAAATCCCCCGTCGTTTTCCTCGTATAGCTCAGTTATTACAGCAGGTACTTTAGTCCTATCATGATCCATTAAGAATTTGATTAGCTTCTTACCTTGGGGCCCACGCTCAGAGATTGATTTAGAGAACATTCCATATTCGCCAATGTCCCCAGCCAAATCTTTTACGTTGTGTTTCGCAAATTGACCTTTAACAATCCCTTGCTTTAGATCAATATCTTTAAAACCTAAATCAAACCCTTTATTGAACATTCGCTTATTCGTTTAGACAAATATACAAAATCTAAAAAATAAAATCCAAATTGGTTTGATTAGTCAAATATTTAGGTTTATATTTAGGCACAACGGGATGCAGATAGGCGAAGAAGCCGAAACGAGAACTTAATTTAAAACGATAAATTTGATACTTATGAAAAATATTCTTATGAAACTGAAACGGCTTTTTTGCCTATGTGCTGTTAGCAGTAGTGCTTCACGACACTTCTTGTTTGCAGCAACATTCAAATTGGATACTTACGAAACCGCTATACAGAATTTTGGACACGTTAGAAAAACAGATTTCCCAACAATTACAAACTTGAAAGATGTGGTTAGGTCTTACCACAAAAAAGCAAATAACATTGTAATACTTTCAGTTAGTGAGGTTAAAGAAGATGAATTTAAGCGGTTTTTTTTGGAGCAGGATTAGCATTACTGCTAACGGGGATGATTGACCAAGTGCTATTAAAAATATAAACAACAAAAGAAATGGAACTGATTGAAAAGTGGGAAAAGAGATACTCCGACTTAAACGAGGAATATTTGAGAACCAAAGGAATGATGACAGAAAGAGAAATCAATGAGTGCTTATTGCATTTAAGGAGTATTTCTGGATTTATAGAGGATTTAAAAGCATTGGGTCAATCTGGTGTTGTAGATAGTGACGACCTTATTAGCAGGGAGTCTTTAATAGAGCAGATTAGTCAGACTAACCAATACTATAAAAAAGAAGGGAGATTTGATTATTCAGCAGGGCTTGAAAAAGCAAGATACTTAGTAGCAAGACATGGAAGAGAGGACGTTTTGTAGTCATTATCTACAACTCGGAAATAGATGTAATACGTCTATATATCTGTTTAAAAATCAATTTTATATTTCGATAGATTAAATCAATTAAAACGATTCTGGATAATTACGCCTTGCATATCGTTCTGAAATGTACACTACCGAACATCTGCAATTGATAGTTTGAGAAGCTCCACCGTTTAAATCTCCAGGCTTATCCATTCCACCTCCTAAATCGAATAGGCTATTTTTTGGAATAGGCTTATTCTGTATTGCGATATGTTCAGGCCTAGGCTCTCTAGCTCCTGAGTGCATCCATATCTTGTATAAAGTAGTTCCCGACTCTCGTTCCCAATCATTTGCAGATCGTTCTTTTCCTACATTGTTTGCCCTTGTGCTTTCGGTTGTGGCAATTGCTAAGGCCCTCTTTTTAGAACCTATCAAGTCAATCAATAGCTTTTGAGTCTGACCCGGATTCATACCATTTTCAATAGCATCTCCTAATACTGTTCTGATTTGTGCCAATGTATTATCATTGACCTTGGTAATCATGCCTCCAAGATTATCTATTACCCATGACCTAATCCACGCTTTCCAAGTGGATAGGAAAAAACTAGAAGGTACAAAGCTCTTTTGTGCCGGCTCAAATGATCTGATTCGATTATATTCTTTAGTCGCAGAATCCACAAAAACACGCTCGTAGAATCTTTGATAAGCCTTAACCATTATTTGAGGATCTGGATTTTCCACCGCTTGCGCTCTCAATGCTTCAAGAAATATATTAGTCCCAAATCGGATATAAGCATTCATATCTGATCTGTTTTGTCTTCTTAGTTTGGATAGATTGAGTTTAGGCATTCCCAAAATCACTAAAATCACCGCCTCCCATGCTCATAGCCTCGGTACTTGATATAAGGCTTGAGCTTATCCAATGCATATCCATAGCCGGATCTTCACTTAGATCGAAACCTGTCATAATCCTTAATTCGTTAGGAGTATAGGCTTTATTTTCTCCATAGGTTTTAAATAGTAACTCCATGTCAGGCTGGAGCTCAGCGAACTGCGTAGTATCAAAGTCTAATACTCGACCTTCCCAACCGTTCATTTGTAAGAACTCGTTTATTTTTTCCTCAAAGAGTTGTAATTGAGGCAAAACCACATCCGTAACCAATGATTTTTGAGCCCCTTCCAAATTGGCATTCGTGGCATTTGGCTTGAAAATAACAGGATTAACGCCCCAAAGTCCGCATAGCTTTTCGTCATCATAATTCATGGAGTTGATTATATCTAAAGAAACAGGACTCAACCCTATTGAATCATATCGCAAAGGAATAGAACTAGCTACTATCCTATTTCTATTTGCTGATCCATCCACCCTTTCTTGGATACGTTGGTCTATTTGCGCTCTAGCTTCCGGTGTTGGCCATTGATCCGCATTCGGGAAATTAGGAGAAACAATACCTTTTGCACCTTCATTCTGCATGGCCTTTAATCCCGCTGCAACTGATTCGTTATTCTTTTGTAGAATGTTCTTACCCGCCAATAATGGGCTTTGACCTCTTAATTGAGAGCCTGCCGTATCCCAAGTCAGATTACTGTTTTTGATATGTAAAACATCGCTTGCAGGGATTTCAATTGACTGATTGCCTATTGCTAGTTTATAGCCTTTAACTGGCATAAATGCCCCTCCACTTACTATCGCTACATAGTTAGCTGGCATTACCCAAAGTTCCACCAACTTACCTGCATTCTTTCCCGTTTCGGGTCTGAACCCATAAATAAAAGCCTCTCCCAAAGTGTTGTACCACGTAGAAAGGTCTGAAATGAATTCCTTTGATGATTGCCTAGGATTGGGATTTTTAATCAGTTTATGAAAGTCATCTAATGGATTCAGTTCGTTCAATTGCTTTTTAAATATTCGTTCCTGAGCCTTGATATTAGCGTTTGAGTTGTATTTGAAGGATTTATAAGACTTCATTACCTTTCCATCTTCTCGATAGGTAACAATTGGAACGGTTGCTGATTTGTCCGCTATCTTTTTAATAATGGAATAAACCATTGCATTCCCTTGATAGCCTTGCTCAATGTAGGTTCTGTTATTGGAGTCGTACCAGGTTATAAGGCTGTTATTCGTTGTATAGCCGTAAATGATTCGATCTAATAGATTGACATCTGTTTCGGTTGTACGTATTGATTGAGGTGCTAGAAGGGCCTTAATAGCATTTAGCATATTGCGTTTTCTTTTGCGTAAATTACGGCAAAAAATAGGAATATAAAAAAAGCCCTATCTCTAGGGCTTAATCGGGTAATTATTCAACTTAATTTTTTTCATTTACTATCTCTATCAATTCCTCCCTTGAATTTATTATCGTTACTTCTTTGGATTTCCATGCCGAAAGTAACCCGATCAACTCAGTAAAGTCTTTTTCATTATCCACGTTTGTAATGTACTCCAATACGTTTGTCAAGTAGTAAAATGTCTCTATTTCCTCTTCATTGTAAAAGGTATGAACTTTCTTGCTGATCCGTTCTAAGTCCGGCTTTAGGTTCTTTAGCTTGTTTAATAGGTAGGTATCAAACTGTTTCAGGTTTTTCGAGTTCCCGTATAAGTCGAGCATTACTTCCGCCATGCTTTGAAATACTAGAAATGAAAGGGCTTGTTTTTGTCTAGTCATGGCTATTTCCTTGGATTAATTACACCTTCAATCCAAATGATCGAAGCAAGTACGGTGAATATAAAAGCCCCTCTAATTGGTGCGCCCCAGTCAATGAATGACCAAGCGATAAAGGAAAAGATCAGATACATTACTGAAATTATGATTACTGACGATCCGATTAGTTTCATGGGTTTAGTTTAAGTGCGATAACTAAATAATCTTTGGAGTAGCTTAATAAGCATTTTAGACCCATTAAATAAAGATTTTCATTTGGAAATGACCCTCTATTATCAATAGATACATAATCTAAATAAAACCTAGGAATCACAATTGTATCTGGGTTCTCATAATTCTTTTCAATGAATAACCTTTTAGCCTCATGTATTTCCTGAAATACTTGAATTTCTTGTATTTTCATATCAATTTGGATAATGAAAAAGATCTGAAAACTTTTCCTCTTTGTTAAATGATTTTAGTTTCATTTGCTGTCTCGTTTATTTAATCCAAACCTACAAAACCCAATTCAATAAACCTAATATTTATATTGAGAATTCAAAAGTAGTTCCTAAATAAAACCACATTCGCATCATTAAAGCATCTGAAAAGTCAGGTGAACGCCCTATTGACTCCTTAACCTTGTCTTTACTCATAAGGGATAATTTCTGATCTGAATCTATTTTATCCCTTTTAACTTGCTCCAATTCCTGAATTATAGCCTCTGAATAGTTTTCAAATGGCTTACTAAAATAGATTGATCCTGAATTGACCTTTTCAGCCAAATGGAAATAACATTGAGTCTTTAGATTCTGATATTGAACTGTTTTACCCTCTTCTTTTAATGCACTCGACCCATTTACAAATCCCTTACATCCTAAAATATCAACAGCTCCACCGCCTACCCCATCTTCATCGCAAATGATATTAGAGTTTCTTACTTGGTATCTATTGGCATAATCTCTAATTACTTGCGCAGCCTCGGTAATCTTCGACTTATCAATGGTTATAATCTCTAAAATTATAAAGCCTGACCAAACTATAATAACAGCCTTATCGCTTCCAAATCGGGCAATATCTGCCGTTATGTACATTTCACCTTTTGGCACATATTCGTTTGACCATAGGTCTAAAATAGCCTCATAATTTATAAGTTTAGCCGGATCATCATCAAATTCCCAGTTACCAAAATAAAGCCTTTGTTTGCTTGTCTCATCGAGGCTAAGAAGTGATTTTAGGTAAGACTTTGGTAAGTGAGGGTTATCCGTTGGCAAAGCCTGTATAAATGCCCTATCCTCTTTTAGCTTAGCTTCTTTGAAAGGCTTATAGAATTCCTTATAAACCCATTTCTTAGTAGGATTGCAAGTCCCTAATATCTTTGGGATTATTCCAAATTCATTGAGCTTATATCTGATTCTGGACTTGACTATCTGCCATGCCTTATAAGATACTTGGCTAACTTCATCAATAAAAGCACCACATATTTCAAGCGATCCAAGGGAATCGAATTCAGGATCACTAGGATATAGATACAGGTCTTTTAGAAGTATCTCAGAACCATTATAGAACTTAATTACCCCAGATTGTTGATTGAAATTGAATTGATCTGATATTTTTAACCTAGTAGCTAGTTCAAAGAAAGTCGCTAAAGTAGTCTCTTTTAAGGTCTTTAATTTAGATCGACCCATTAACCATCTTGAACCTGGATAGGCTTGGCATTGCTCTATTAACCACATACAGCCTAAAGCAGACTTACCTCCTCCAGCTGCACCTCCGTATATTAACTCCTCTGTAATTTGATCCTTTAAAAAATAGACTGCATTGTCTTGTTTAGGAATCAGTTTCAGGTTTAGTTCCATTCCCTAAAGATATGATATTTATACTTCCTTGGATTTTCTGATCTATATCTATCTTATCTCCGTATTTTTTGGGATTCAATTTAGACACGATCCATTTTCTAGTGTCAACTCTTAATCTTGACCTCTGGATAAATTCAGTATTTGGTCTGGAAGATTTAACACCATCGCCCAAATCTATTTCAATTTCATCATTAGAACTATCATCTGCAATAGTAATCATATCTTCAAAAATAGCCTCAGCCCTTAATTCAGTTGCGCGCGCGTATTGTTTCACTTTGGATTCATCATTTTCTAACCAACTGTAAAAGGTAGCGGGACTAGGCATGTTTTCAGCCTTTAAAACAGTCCTTAAGGCTTCACCTAGTTCAACACGTGAACAGATTATAGAGAATATTTTTGTCTTTTCGAGATCAGAATAAGCCATGCCCAAAGATACGTATAAAAATAATTCAAAAATAATAGTAAAAATATTAGGTTGTTAACTTCGTTTTGACGTACTTTGATTTATCAATTAAACGAAACTAAACAGACAAAAATTATGAACACTAAATTTAATACAATCGAAACAATCAGAACAGACTCAAATATTACTGGCAAAATTCAAGCGTATATTGATGCTTGTGATTCATTTGAAGTTGAGGCTTCAAAATATTCAAGTAATAGTAGTTTTGTTAGCAGAAAAAGTGCTGAAGAGGTTAGTTTGTCATATGATAAAGCTAAGAATTCTAATTGTGAGTACACTTGTTATGCAAATGCACACGCGGCTGAGGCTTGGCTTTCAAAGGCTTGGAATAACGCAAATTAATTTAATCAATAGCCCCTTCGGGGGCATTACTTAACTAAAACAGAAACATGAAAACGCAAACATTAGAGAACATCGCATTTACAGGAGTATTAGCCATAGCCGGATTAATCCTAGCCTTTGGAGTCTACTTCACAAGTCAAAACCTTTTCATTTACTAAGCTATGAAAACAATCAAAACAGAATTCAACGGTAAAGGCTTCGATCTAACCGTTTCTGGTTATCATTATGGAGATCGTCTAAACGTATCAATCCATGACATAGCTGTTGAGGATGAGTTGCTAAGTGATGAAGAGATCGAGTCAATCACTCAAGAGGTTTTTTGGCAAATCGACTGCCAAGAAGGTGAAATATACGAACGCCTAAATGAACAGGCAGTAGATTTTGGATTTATTGAAATTTGTTCACGTGGTAAATATTAACGGTATGACAGAATTCAAAGGAACAAAGGGAAAGTGGATTATTGAAGGTGAACCACGCTTCAATATGGAAGACAATGATAATGATGGAACCTTTCAGATAAAAACAAAAAATGATACAACAGTTTCAGAGTGTGCTGCTTATAAGTTCTTTGGTATAAAGAGTATTGAAGAAGCTAATTACAACGCCAAACTAATCTCAAAAGCACCTGAAATGCTTAATATGTTGGATCGTATTTTATTTACTGTTTTTTGGAACGGTTCGAATCTTAACTTAAAAGATAAAAAAGATATTGAACAACTAATCAAAGAAGCTACCGAGCTATGAAAACTATCCAAATAACCGCAAGCGAATACGCCCAAAAATGGGGATGCACTCCTAGGCATATTCAGAACAAATGCAAAAACGGTGATCCGTTACCGCACGCTATGAGAATCGAAAGGTTCGGCAAGTCCTGGATGATTCACGTTTTAATCTCATGGTATGAAAGCTAAGAAAAAAGCAGAATATGAAGCCGAAAAAAAAGTAAATTATATTTTAGCCTTTGTCACATTTGTAGGCTTAATCATCACTTTCCTATTGATGATAATTTACCACCTCATATTTTAATCAAATTAATTGACTATTTACTAGGATACTAAATCGGGAATGTATAATATTGTTTATCAATTAAACGAAAGGAAAACATGATACGGACCACATCACTATCTCATTACAAGTCATTAAAATTAAAAGGTATATCAGTTCAATTAGTAACATTAACAGACTTAAACAGAAAATGAAAATCAAGATCAAAACAGAAGTTGAAAAAGAGGTAGAATTACCTCATTATTTCAGGAGCAATAAGTACCCTAATACGGTAGGAATGACCGTTGGCAATAAGTCAATGGTATTAGTCGAAAGTAACGGGCTATCCTCAGATATTGAGACTATGGAGGGTTTAGGGCTATATCCTGAGATTAGGATATTAGCTATCAGTTGGAATACCTCATATTTTTCAGCTGGAGTAACTCAGATTTCAGAAGTCGAGTTTAAGAACCAATTTTTGAAAGTTAGCTTGGACATTGAAAAACTATTGAACTGATGGAAAACTTAGAGATTTGGAATAAATTAAAATCAGTCCCACAAAATAGGCTAAAGACTATCCAAGCTGGAAGACTTAAAGGCATGTCAGATATAAATCCACAATGGAGATATGAGAAGCTTACAGAAATTTTTGGGATTTGTGGAATAGGATGGAAATTTACTATTGAAAAGCAATGGATCGAAAAAACAGATACCGGAGCAGTCGCATCATTTGTGAATATTAACCTATTTATTAAAGTTAATGGGGAATGGTCAGATGCAATTCCCGCAAACGGTGGAAGCATGTTTATTGCAATGGAGTCTAAAGGGCCTTATGTTTCAGACGAATGCTTTAAAATGGCAATAACTGACGCTATTGGAACGGCTGCAAAAATGATTGGAGTTGCCTCAGATATTTACCAAGGCTTGCCAGGGACTAAGTATGATAAGCAACCTGACCCAATTACCGATACAAGACCTTTTTTGAATAAAGGTGAAAAGCTAGATAAGGCAATTGAATACCTTTTAAAAGGTGGTAGTATTTCCAAGATTGAGGAAGGATATAAGCTATCAAAAGAGATCAGAGAAGTGTTAAATCAAACAGTAGACAAACTAAAAGAAACAGTATGAAATCATTATTCACAATTTCAAACGAGGCTATTGAGTTAGCCTCGTTTCTCGAAGAAGGCGAACTATCTCCAGAAATGGAATTAGCCTTGGTAATCAACCAGAATGAGCTACAGGAAAAGTCAATCAATTACGGCTACGTAATTCGAACCTTTGACCATGACATAACCGCTATTGATACGGAGATCAAGCGACTACAGGCCCTAAAAACGGCTAAGAACAACGCGATAGACCGGATGAAGGAAAGCGTATTGCAAGCGATGAACATTTACGGAATCGAAAAGATTGAAAGCCCTACTTTGAAACTATCAATCAGATCCTCAAAATCGGTAGATATTGGATTAGAAGAAATGATACCTTCGGAATTCAAGAAAGAAAGGACTACCATATCGATTGACAAAGTAGCGATTAAGAAAGCTATTGATTCAGGTGAAAGTGTACCAGGTGCAACTATTAAGGAAAATCAAAACCTACAAATCAAATAACATGACAGAAATAGATAAGACTTATTGCACAAAACGTATTTTTGAGTTTTTAGAGGAAATAGCAACTTTTCCGTTCGATGAACAGGTTGAGATTCAAAACTCTATTAAAACTAAAATGCATGAATTAAGCCCTTTTAAAAATGAGCCAGTTGATTGCGTTATTTGGGTTAAAAACGACAAGGTTGTAGCAAATGATTACAACCCTAATAAAGTGGCACCTCCTGAAATGGAGTTGCTAGAGGTATCAATTATGAATGATGGCTATACTCAACCAATTGTGACATGGCCAAAAGGTGATAAAATTGAAGTTATTGATGGTTTTCACAGGTCAAGAGTTGGAAAGGAATCTTTAATAGTCAAAGAGAGAGTTAAAGGATATTTACCAACTGTTATTATCAGAAAAGAGCAAGAATCTAAAAATGATCGTATTGCCTCAACTATTCGGCATAACAGAGCGAGAGGTAAGCATCAAATAAATGCCATGTCTGAAATTGTCATAGAACTAAAGAACCGGAATTGGTCTAATGCTAGGATAGCTAAACAGCTTGGAATGGATGATGATGAAATATTAAGATTGTGCCAGATTTCAGGACTTCAAGAACTATTTAAAGATTCTGACTTTTCTAAATCTTGGGAATCCTCTGATTCAGTAGAGTATGAAATTTTAACCGATGATTTTGATGAAATTCAAGATGTTAGAACCGTTAATACTTCTGATCCTGACCGTATTTTTCATACATGGGATAAATGGGAGTGCTACAAAGCAGGGTTTTATAACAAAACAATTCCAGGAATGACAACCGAAGAATGTGAATTGGCTTATTCTAGGTTATTGTCAAGTGAGGATAAATTTTCTCAAGCCTTAAACGGAGTTATTACTCAGTGGAAAAATTCATGTGAACACTATCTTACCAATACTGCTATGAATCGAATAGCTTGGTTAGGGCAAGCAGCAATGTGTTTTGCCCTTGGCATTCCTTCTGAGTTTAGATCAGGGTTTAATATTCTCAATACTGAACAGCAGGATAATGCTAATCATTTAGCTTTAAAATATCTAAATATTTGGATGGGCTCAAATAATAGAAAAGAGATTCAAATGGATGAGGCTTTATCGATCGGCAGACAAGTAAACATTTATTAATATGGCAACTAAAATATACCAAGAATCAAACGTTCTTGAAGCATCAAAAGATAGGATTTCACACGTTTTTGATCACTTCGAAGAAATTTATATTAGCTTTTCAGGTGGAAAGGATAGTTCGGTAATGACTCACTTAGTTTTGGCTGAGGCAATTAAAAGAAATAGGAAAGTCGGTTTATTGATAATTGATTTAGAGGCTCAATATAAAGACACTATAAGCCACATTACTGATGTTGTGAGAGAATATAGAGACAATATTAACCTTCATTGGGTTTGTGGTGAATTACTACTAAGAAATGCAGTTAGTAATTTTGAACCTCGTTGGTGCGCATGGGATTCTGAGAATGAGAACCTTTGGATTAGGAGAAAACCCTACAATGCTTCTGATTTAAGCCAATACGATTTCTATAATCCTAAAATGGAGTTTGAGGAATTTATGGTCCTATTTGGCCAATGGTACGGCAAAGGAAAATTGACCGCTGGATTTATAGGTATTAGATCAGATGAAAGTTTGCATAGGTATCGAGCAATAACTAGCAGAAAAGACGGATTGATGTTCCATGATAAAAAATGGACTACAAAAGTTTCAAAGGATCTTTTTAATATTTACCCTATTTACGACTGGAAAACTCAAGATATTTGGGTTTATCATGGTAAATATCCTGAAAAAAGCCATAATAAGATTTATGACAAAATGAATCAGGCTGGGGTTAAATTAAGTCAGCAAAGACTTTGTCAGCCTTATGGAGATGACCAAAGAAAAGGATTGTGGCTTTATCACATACTTGAGCCGGACACTTGGTTTTCTCTTTTAAAGCGTGTCTCAGGTGTTAATTCAGGGGCTTTGTATATTAATGATAATGGCAATATGACTGGTTATCATCACATTGATAAGCCTGATGGATATACTTGGGAAACTTTCTGCAACTTTCTTTTAAGCACAATGCCAAAAACTACTAGTGAACATTATAGAGTTCGTTTTAAAAAGTTTATCTCAGGATGGAAACAAAGGGGCTACGATAAAATACCAGATGAGGCACCAAGGGAATTAGAGGTTAATTGCTGGGTTCCGTCATGGAAAAGAATGTGCAGGGTTTTGCTTAGAAATGATTATTGGTGCAAAGGTTTAGGTCAGTCTCAACCAAAATCAGAGGCTTACATTAAATACAAAGAAATAAAAGCTAAGAGAATAATCAATGAAAAGATAAAATCTAAGCAACTAAATCCTGAAATATTCTAATCATAAAACAATTTTCCTAGACCAACGGGAAACGCTTGGTAATCACTACGATCGAGCGATAGCAAAGTATTACGAGCATCAAAAGCATTTACAAAATAAAACAGAAGATACAAGATGGAAATGACCGACCGACAAAAACAGATCAAAGATTTATACGATCAAGGTCTAAAAAGCAAAGAGATAAGCCAAATAACAGGCTATCGAATACACCAAGTCAATCATACGCTTTACAAGGAGCTTTATTTGAATGAAAAGAAGAAGCCTGTATCAATCAAAGATATAACCATAGCAAAAGAACTCCGGAAAAAGGGCTTAAAATTTAAAGAAGTAGCAAAGGAAATGAATTCGACAATCGAAAGGGTTAAGTATCTGATTGGCACGTATCAGACAAAAGTAACCAAAGCAGACATTAAGGTTTTTCATGATCTTTGGCTAGATCAGATGAGTTGTACCAAGATAGCTGTTAGAACTGGATTTAAATATAAACAGGTCTATTACCAGCTTCAAAAAATGGGCTTGGTAGGGTGAAAATTAAGTGAAAAAACGTTATATTTGAGTGTATAAAAAAATGAATATTGGAGGTAGGAGTCTGATATTTATTTTAAAGGTGAACAACCTTAGCCGATCTAACTCCTACTAGGTCGGCTTTTTTATTTTAAAATTATGGAAGGAAAAAAATCTTTTGTTCTTTATTGTGATTTAATAGAAGTTATTGAAGATTTAACCGATACTCAGAGAGGTAAATTACTTACTACTATTCTTGAATATGTTAATGATTTAAACCCAAATATTGATTCAATTGAAGATAAATTAGTCAAAGTTTCATTCAAACATATTAGACAGGACTTAAAAAGAGATTTACAAAAATGGAAGAATATATCTGAAAGGAATAGCCTTAACGGTAAAAAGGGAGGCAGGCCAAGTAAAAACCCAGAAAACCCACCGCTTATTTTGGGAAACCCAAATAAACCCAGAAAAGCCGTTAATGATACTGTTAATGTTAATGATACTTTAAAGGAAAAACATTTAGAGGTTTTCAGGAAAGTATATCAGGATAAAGGTTGGATTGAATCAGTTTGCATGAAATTTAAATGCGAAATGGAAGATTTGAAAAATCATTTGATTGAATTTAAAGATTCAACCTTGATAAAAGAAGAATTCAAAGAAGATACCTCAGATACTAAAAAGCATTTCATTAACTGGGTTAATAAGGGAAATCCAATAAAAGGATCAAATCAAAATAAAATTATTTTAGAACCTAGTAAAACTTACTCAAGAAATCCAGAATGAGAAATCAAACAAATAATTTAGGGATTGTTCCACCTCAAGCAGTTGAATTGGAGATGGCTGTTTTAGGAGCTGTTTTATTAGAAAAAGACGCATTAGAATCAATTATTGAAATATTGACTGATGATTCTTTCTATAAGGATTCTCATAGAGTCATTTTTAAGGCTATCCTAGACCTTTTCTCAGATTCAGAGCCTATTGATATGCTAACGGTAACTCAAAGGCTTAGAAAGCAAGGAAATTTGGAAATAGCTGGAGGTGCTTTTTACATTACTGATTTGACTTCAAGTGTAGGCAGTGCGGCAAATATTGAGTTTCATGCTAGAATAATTCAAGAGCATTACATAAAACGTCAAGTAATTAGGTTTTCAAGTGAGGCTAGTAAGTTTGCCTATCAAGAAACATCAGATGCTTTTGAAGTTTTAACTAAAGTTGAAACTGATATTTCAAGCATTACAAATTCGATGAATGCAGGAAACGTATTCACAGGATATTCACTACTTGAAAACTCATTTAAACGAATTAAAGTAGCCTCAGAAAAACCAGATGGAATAACCGGAATTCCTAGCAATTTTAAGGAATTAGACAAGATCACAGGAGGATGGCAAGGTTCGGACTTAATAATTATAGCGGCTAGGCCAGCTATGGGTAAAACTGATCTTGCTTTAAATATCGCTTTAAATGCTTCAAAATTAGGTTTTAAAACAGGTTTATTTAGCCTTGAAATGTCAAAGGAACAATTAATGGATAGGGCTTTAGCTATTGATTGTATGATTGACAGAGGTAAGATTAAAAGCGGTAGGTTAGATCCATCCGATTGGCTTAGCCTAACTAAACCAAACGCAAATACATTTAAAAATTTCTACATAGCGGATGAACCTACTTTGTCAACTTACGGACTTAGGGCAAAATGTAGAAGGTTAAAGAAAAAGGAAGGCATACAAATGATTGTTATTGACTATTTGCAGCTAATGACCTCAGAAGTTAAAGGAAGTACCAATGACCAAGTAAGCCATATTTCAAGAACTCTTAAATTGATTGCTAAGGAATTAAATATTCCAGTTATTGCGCTTTCCCAGTTGTCAAGGGCAGTAGAAACAAGAGGAGGAGATAAAAGGCCAATGCTATCTGATTTAAGAGATTCAGGAGCTATTGAACAAGATGCTGACATGGTATTATTCCCGTATAGACCTATTTATTATGGTATTACACAAATGAGCGATGGAACGGATACCAAACAATTAATGCAAATTGATATTGCGAAACATAGGTCTGGAAGTGTTGATACAGTAAACACTAGGTATCTTGGTAAGTATGGGAAAATAGTAAATTTTGAAGATAGCGAAGAATCATTAACCTCGAATAAATCTGAATTTAACCAGGTAAATAAATTTGCATCAAACGGATTAAATGATTTCGAATTAAGCGATAGACAAGATAAAACAGCACCATTTTAATTATGGAAAACAACTATCAACAGCTAAAACTAAGACTTGATAATAATACTATTCAGGATTTTATTAATGATTGGGAAAGTATTATAGGGCAAATTAAGTGTAAAATGTCCTTCATTTTTTGGGCAAAAAAACTTACTGATTTAGAAATGCTAACAGCTAGAACTTCATTGATTGTAAGGGGATCATCAGATTTAAACCATAAAATTTTTATAACCAAGTTCGCTTTAAAATATGGATTTGTGGGCCAAAGTTTCCTAAAAAAAAGGTATGATAATCCATTAATTATGGATGGAAAAGAAATCGGTTATCCAGTTTATTATTTATGGTGTAGGAATAATCCTAAGTTTCAACCTCCAAATTCTATTGGTATTTACTATCTTTTTAATAAAGGATTGCTAGTTTATATCGGGTTTAGTAGGAAGATCAGAACTAGAATTCGATCTCATAAAATTGAAAAAGTAAAAGAGTTTGATGCTATTTTATGGGAAACAAAAAAAGGAATTCACTTTACAAAATGGCTACAAATTGAAAGAGAATTGATAAAATACTGGAAACCATCACTAAATAAAAACTACTTAGAATGATTGAATTTAAAATTAATAAAAAGCCGATTTCAGTCAATCAATGCTGGCAAGGAAAGCGATTCAAGACTGATAAATATAAATCATTCGAGAAAGAAATGCTTTTAACTCTTCCAAAATCTAAGGCTAAAATATCCGATATGATTAGAATTGATTTCTTTTTTGGATTTAGCTCACCCTTATCTGACTTAGACAATCCTGTAAAACCTTTGATTGATATTTTGCAAAAAAAATACGGATTTAACGATAATCAAGTTTTTGAACTAAATGTAAGGAAATCAATAGTTTCAAAGGGTAATGAATTTATATCCTGTTCAATAACTGATTTACTTCCATTTGATTTGTAAAATATTTTAACTTAAAGTTGCATAAATAAAATATTTAGATTAATATTACAAAAACTAAACTATAAAAAAATGAGCGATTACGACAACAGTTTAAGTGGTGCATTATTCAAGAATGACAAAGGCGACAATCCTAAACGTCCCGATTACAAAGGTTTTTATACTGATGCTGAAGGTAGGGAATTTTGGGTATCATCTTGGCTCAAAGAATCTAAGGATGGCAAGAAGTTCTTAAGCCTATCCATGCAACCGAAGGAAACAGCGCATACCCCTAAGAAGGAATTTGCAAGTGCTGAAAAAGAGGATACAAGCGGAGATCTTCCGTTCTAAATGAAACTCCCTAAAATCAATAACACATACGAACTCAATTACCGGATTAAATCCAATATCGGGATTTGGGGTAATTGGATAAAAGGAACTGGTGAATTCAAAGGAATTGAATTAGTCCAAGATCAGATTAAGACTATCCGTAAATCTCACGTCAATAAAGTTATTGAGATTGAATTTAGGTACGAAGATGAATTAAAGGGATATTCAGGAGAAATAACAGGTAAAACAATCATTTATGAAACAAGATAAAAAATTTATTAAGGTACGGGACAAATTGGCTGAATACATATCTTTCAATAAAACATTTGGAAGCAAGAACGCCAACACCTACAAGAAGCTAAACGGGTCAACTCTTAATGGAAAGATAAATCACGATCTAAGCCCGAAGGATTTACAGGTTATTGATGAAGGTATCACCGAGGCTTTGCATAGCATAAATCAATTTAAAAAAGCAATTGAAACCAAACAGAAATGACAACGGAGCTATTAAAGAAAGCGATTACCTCGCATTTCGCATGCAATAAGAATAATCTTGTCTGCGATGTGAAATTTGAAGATAGTGTTAAAGCTGCAAAGGCTTTTTTCCTACATATTAAAGGGACTCAAAATGATCTATTCGACTCTCTAATTCAGAAAACCAGGTACAAAATTAAACTTAAACTAATAAACAGATACTTACATGAAAACGGATAAACTATTTCAGTTAGGAGCATTGGCAATATTATTTGCAATGCTATTGATAACCATGTTTTCCTGCACTCCAAAATCTGGACTAGCATATCACCAAGGATTGCAGAAAGAAGCTACATTTGAGAATCGGATGAAATCTAATACTTCTTTTACTCTTCAAAGTGCAAAAGATACGGGTAAATCCGGAAATCAAAGATTAAAGGATGAAAGGCAATTTGAAAAAGATTCAACCAACCTAGCAGAAGCTAGAATTAAAAACTACAAAAACAATTAAGACTATGAAAAACTACCTATTGATCGCAATTATGGCATTACTTGTAAGCTCTTGCGGAATGATTAAAGGCACTTCCAGAACTGCACCCAGCTATTACTTTGCAGACATTGACGGTTATGGAATGATATTTAAAGATGGATTGGAGAAGGTTGAAAACGCCCGTAGGACTCAATCCATTACAGGTGTAAAAGATATTACCGTTAAGAAAATAATTAAAGGTAAGAATGAGATTTGGGAGGTAACCAATAAACTAGATGATTTACTTTTATCCGTTCACATTGACAAAATGGTAAGAATTGAAGAGTTAAAAGATGCTAATATAGTTTCTATACCATTGAATATGATTGTGGACTATACAAGAGCTGTTAAATAATGTGGCTACTTATAAATCTTAAGGAAAATAGTTTCAAAGGCTATTACAGCTTCCGAAGACTTGCAAATGACATAGGGCTGCCAAAGTCAGTAGAAAAGCCTTCTATTCCTCTAAGAATTGGTGAAACTTATGAGATTAGACCTATTGAACTTGATGATAGGATTTGATTTTTGGTTTATAACGAATGGGGCTACCAGAAGGACGGGATTTAAACCACAAAATAAACTTAGAAAGATGAAAGATATTTTAACCACAAATGCTTCTAACGAAGCCGAAAGCCCCGCCTTTTTGGTAGGTGCTGTTAGCGGTAGTTATTCGTTTAATTTGTCATTAGATGATTTGCCAAATGAAGAATGGAAAGATATTCCAGATTATGATGGTATGTATCAATGTTCAAATTATGGCAGAATAAAAACATTAAAAAGAGAATTTGTAAGAGAAATAAAAGGGCACATAGTAACTGGATATACTATTGAAAAAATAAGAAAACCAACTTTGATAAAACCAAAAAACGCCAATATTTCAGTATTATATTTATCGTTAAAAGTTAATGGGGTAAGAAAAACTGACACTGTAAATCAATGGGTCGGGATAACATTTATAGGTGATAAAAAAAAAGGATATCATTTTCAACATAAAAATAAAAATGGTTTAGATAACCGACGTGAAAATATTGAACAGGTCACTTTAAAAATTAGCAAATCAAATGACCATAAAAAAAACAAAAGGACATATCATAACTATCCACACTTGCCTAAGCAGAAATTAAAAATAGAAAGAGAGGATGGGGCTTTGTTTACATTCTCAGAAATAGTAAAGGAATATGGCAGAAGTGCTTATTTTAATATTTTAAAAGGAAGTAACGTCAGAGGCTTTAAATGGAACGTAAGTCTTTTATAATTACCTCTAACGGCGGCGACAGCTATGCGACGGCCTTGTGTTGCGCCTGCGGCAAGGCTGTGGTATAGCTGGTGTTGTAATCTGGTGAGGGGTTCAAGGGAATGATCTTCAACTTATCGGAGAGGCTTTCTTTTATTTTTTTGAGGGGAGGAAAAAAATATTTGTAAATAATTACAAAAATAATTCTTTGATTGCTTGTTTTGTTCGTAATTATTTACGTTATTTGATTCATCAATAACACTAAAAGATACAAAGCCATGACAACTCAAGATCTAACAAACAACAGAGACAGAATAATTAGAAAAATTCAATTTCAAATGGATGGAGATTCCGCAGCAAGAAATCAAATGGTAGTCCCTGTAATGACTAAGATGGTAGCATACCTGAACAACACAAAGTATTCTGAAATGAAGCCTACTATGGCTAATATCGACAAGCTAACCGTTGCAGCTGCTATATCTTGGATTAAGTATGACTACAAGCCATTTTCAAGCATGACACAATCAGAGGTTAATGCCTTTGAAAAAAGAAGAGAAGAAGCTAAGAGACTATATTAATAACTATAAAAACAAGTATTATGACCAGCAAAGACATTCAAGGGCTATACTTTCAAGGATTGCTAATAGCCATTACTTATTCAGAATCGATTAAAAAAGTATTTGAAATGGAATCAATACCAAAAGGATTCTCTGTGAATGAAGATCACCCAGCTAATGGATATTCCTTAGTTGACTCTAATGGAATTCAGCACATCTATGATTTAGAACCTTTGAAATTCTATTCAGAATTAATGAATCTCAATGATTGACAAAGAACTCCGAGAGGCTGGACACACATGGAAAAGTCTCTCGGAATTGCTTGTTGAAAATCCGAGCAACTTTAAAAGAAAGCTGGTTCAGAATATCGAAAAGCTAAATAAGTGGCTTGAACCTCTGAATCTGCAAATCCAAATCGCTCCTAAAGAGCGAAAGAGCGTTGGGAAAAAACAAAAGAAAGGGATAGTGAAAATGAGGGTTGATGTTTGATGTGATGCCCTCACTGGATTATAACGTGTTGTATATGGTTAGTTGGCTTTTCGCCAATTAATTATATATAATGGTATCTACTTTTTACCCGACTTAAAGAATCTTTTAAAATATTTTTGTTATTAACTTAAATTGTATTATATTTGTATATACTTAAAACATAAATATTATGAAAATTTTATTTGATATTAGAATTGGAAGTGGTGGTCGGACGTATAAATACTCTTTAAATATTCAAAGTTATTGGATAATTAAAGGTAAAAAAGTTTGTAATGAATTAATAACCTTAAACGGCATGACCTCTGAAATGGTAAAAGGTATAGTAAATGAATATAATAAAACGCAAACTTTAACAGGTGTTCATTTAAGAAATATAAATTACTACTTAACTAAAAAAGGAACAAGTGTTGAGAAGTTAAATAGTGAAATTGAAATAATATGAAAAATCCAATAAGTGCAAGAGTTGAAGAAAAGATTTTAAAAGATTCTAAAGCAGTAGCCAAACTCGAAAACCGAAGTTTTAATAATTTGCTAGAAACTGCATTGATATCCTACTGTAAGGGTAAATTGTAGATAACAAAAAAATAAAGCCCGTTTCATTGGGTTTTATTGCAAGTTATAAACCGAAAAAGGGTAGCTAATAACTACCCTTTTTGCATACAACAATAAACCCAACTTATTTTTTACCAAAAATCAAATGAAATACTTTCTGAGTTACTGAAATTAACGCAGCTATTGGAGCCTTTCGATTTATAATAAATCCAAGTACATCTCCAGCTAAGAAAACCCAGTCTTTAGCCCTTCCCTGCTTCATCTTAGAATGGATATACTTCACATAAATTTCCCATGTAATAGCCAAATTATCAGTATCCTTTGCAAGTCCATCAAGGATAGTAAGTTCTTTGATTAGATGAGGCAACTTCTCTTTGATGAACTCATAAGCCTCATTATCTTTTTCGGATACCGTTTTATCAAGAATCCATTGAATAGATCCATCATGATCTTCAATACCTTCCTTAACGTAATTGGTAATTCTAACCGCTAAAGGAGCTTTACTTTCTAGTTCCTGCGATATGTCTGTAAAAGCATTTCTTAGGAAATTTCCGATTTTGTCAAATAGTTTTTTCATATTATTTTTTAGTTTGTTGATTCCATCTTGCAGCATGTCCACGAATATCATAATGGGTAAAAGTGTCATAAATACCTATCCCGCCTTGAGTCATTTTTCCACCATCAATAAGCATTTCAATTTGTTTTGCTAAAGCATAAGGGCTTACTCCTTTAATTACAATATCGGCAGCCATACCCTTTACATGGTAGCTATTTTTAACGCCTCCAATTCTTTCATTATGCGCCGGACTTCTATAACCTGAATTAATGGTAATAGCTGAGCCAAAATGATCTCTTAGAACCTGGAGATTATTCGCCAATTTTTGAATATTTACTTTTACATCTTCGGGAAAAAAGCCAAAGTCTTTAGATTGAAATTCAGGAAGCGAAAAGTTTTCAGTTAGTTTCATTTCTTCTTAGTAAATAGTTTTTTAATCTTCCAGAATTGAATAGGAATTTTAACCTCATAAATCCACTTTTGAGACTTATCTTTTTTAGTGAATAAGTCTTTAATTATTTGCATATTTGATCTAATAAAGAAGAACAGTTGCCAACGCAAACCCGTAAATAAGCAGGTTTTTCGAGGGTGTAAGGCATGTAATTATCTTGCGGGTAAATCTTTAAAGTATCTCCTTTGAATAGCTTTAAATCTGAATTTACATCATAGATAACGCCTGAAAGAACTTCAATGAATTTACACTTCTTTTCAAATTTATGAGAATAAGGTGTGGAATTAGCTGGGTATAAAATCACATATTGGTTATTTTCTAACCAATAAATCAAAGGCGAATTAGGATCATTTTGGAATACATGGGTAAAAATCTTACGATCAAAATCTAATCCTTCACTAGATTCCCTATCTAAGCTCATCAGAGCCTTTATAGAATTGCTCGCCGCTATTGCTGTATCAAATAGCGTATGCCTCTTAGCAGGCTTGAAAACTGCTGATATAAACCCGTTACCTTCCATCTCTTATGTTTTTAATTATCTCTAATATCTCAGTTAAAATAATCTTGTTTTCTCGGTCATCTTGAGATTCTTTTGAATATCGTTCCTCCCATAGTAGAGTAATCTTAATCAAGGCTTCTGCCAATTGCTCAATCTTAAGCCATGCAGACTCCAATTTTTTCCAAAGTGTATAGGCTACAAATCCCATCAAAACCACTAAAGCGGACTGAGATAAAAGCGTTTGTACAAATGGACTTGGATCTAATTGCGCTAATATCGGGAACACTTAATTAATTTTATAGATGAAAATCCTAAGCTAGTAAGTATAATTATGCCCATATAAATTTGGATGTAGTCCAAAGATATAAAAAAATGAATCAAATTTAAAATGTTAAGGAGTCCTAGCCCTATGATGCAAATCCAAGTGTATAGGCAATACCTATGCAAATGAGCATAGAAAGCTAATACAAGTACAAAAGAAAGGCTATGAGAGGTTATTTCACCAATCCACCAATGATCTAATATCCAAATGTCATAAAGCGAAAAAACCCACCATATAAGGTCTATAAATAATAGACTGAATGGTAGGTGTTTTATTAATGCTTTAGACTTTTTCAAGCCCCTGGCTTTGGTTTAGGCGCACCACC